ATAATCTCAAGGTCTGCTGGACTCATTCCAATTTGCTTGTAATCAACAATACCGTTAGTAGCTACTATTCTTTTGTAATTGTCTGCACCTGTTAGCTTTGTGTCTATTTGTTGGTTAATCTTACTTATTTGTTCTCCGTCTAACATTGCGTCCTTATCTCCAGAGAATAAAAGACCTGCTGCACCACCGTTAATAAATGCTTTAGCTTTTGCCCTTGTGCCTTCGTTAGAACTTGAAACAGTTTCCCAAGCAGCCATTAAAGGACTCATTCCATATAATTGATTACCACTTACATTATAGTCAGGGTTAAAAAACTTAATATGGTTTACCTCGTTTACTTTAAATTCAATCTCTTGGTTTCCTATTTGTAGCTTATAAGCACTAATTGGCTCAAATGTACCACTTCCTATAATTTGTGTAAATTGTGATGGTAAAGGATATAATTTTGTTGGTACGCCTTTGTTTCTACCTACTTCAGGCATAAACTTATAAGAGTAAGCGTTTCCAGTAATCTCTAAAAATGAAACTAAAGATTCAATATATTCTTGTTGGCTTTGCATTTCGTTTGGTCTTGCAATTAGCTTATTCAAGTCTGTACCTTCAACTTCCGTTAATCCCTTTTTAAGTAAGTTAAACTTATTATTCTTTGTTCTATTAAAACTCTTTTTGTTGTCTATCTCGTAAACATAGAATGGAACTGAAGCAGCCTTTTTAGCAATCATATTAATAATAGCAAATACATCGGGGTTGCCTTGATAGCCATTTCTTACATACGCTCTTGGATTATTAGGTATGTTAAAGAATATTCCGTTAAAATAAGAGAATAAAGATTGATTGTATTTGTTACCTGCATCCGAACCTTGAGTAGGTAGTATAGCAGCTTTAATTCTTTGTATGAGATTCATAAGCAATTATTTTTACAAATTTACGATAAATTTAGATAACTTTTACATTACAACAAAGTCAAACTTCTTTAGTTCAAACCACATCCGCATCATTAAGGCATCACTTATATCGGGACTTCGACCTAAATGTTCTTTAACTTTGTCTTTAGGTAGCACCGCTAACTTACCATCCTTATCAGCGTTGTGTCTTTGCACCCATTCCAGTTCTTCGGTTAATTCCTTTTTGATTGTTACATCTTCGGTTATAACCCACACTCCAGCTTCATTGATTAACTCCGCAAGTTTATAATAACATTCCGATTTTAAGTTTATGTAATTACCTGTTAAGGCTTTACTATTGTTAACGAATCCTTTAAAGCCATAGTCGACCACACCCGAGCCGACCCCATCTTCATCGCAGATAATTTGAGAATAAGGAATAGAATGCTTTTTAGCCAGGTGCTTAATGTATGCTGCTACTTCGTTTGTTGCCTTGTTAGCTAACTTGTGTATCTCGGTTACTCTAAAGCCACTCCAAACCATAATTAAAGTATTATCCTTACCAAATCGTGCAATATCGGCTGAAATGTAATTTTTACCGCTTGGAATGTGTTCGTTAGTGAACATATCAATAATCTTATCGTAACCGATTAAAGCGTTATCGTTGTCATCATACTCCCAATTACCATAAAGCAATCGTTCCCTACTTTGATTATCCAAAGTCTTTAAGGAATCAATATAGTGTTTAGAGATAAAAGGATTGTCTACCGCTAATGCTTGAATAAATGCTTTGTTGTCATCTAATTTGTTTTCCTTATGTGGCTTATAAAAGTTATTATAAACCCATCCTTTTGCAGGGTTACAAGTTCCAAGTATTTTAGGAATCAAATTAAATTCATCAAGTTTATATCTTATTCGAGATTTAAGAATATTCCAAGCCTTTTCTGTTACCTGGTTGCATTCGTCAACAAATATAAAGCTGACCTCAAGGCTGCCCAATTCGTCAAAATTAATATCTGAAGGGTATTGAAACAGGTCTTTTAATAAAATAGTCGAACCATTTTGAAAGGTAATAATATTACTTTGAGCGTTGAACTGATAGTGAATGCCTGACTTTAAACCTTGCATCCTGCACACATCATAAAAAGAATTAAGAGTAGTTTCTTTTAGTGTCTTTAACACCGCTCTACCTATTAAGGCTCTTGTACCTGGATATTTTAAACAAGACTTAAGAATCCAATAAACACCTAAAGCAGTCTTCCCACTTCCAGCACCGCCACCATAGATAATCTCTTTGGTCTTATTGTCTTCGATTAACTCAATCGCTATGGTCTGCTTTTCCGATAGGTGCATAGGTTCTTATTTCTTCAAATACTATTTTGGCTTGTATAGGATTGTTTGCATCCCCTTCTAAAGTTGTTCTTGCAAGTTTTGGTCTTGCGTACTCAAGTAAAGTAAGATATGATTGCACAAAGTCTTTGCCCTCTAAAGAGTTAAGTTCTTGGTTAAATCGTTCTGTACCTTCTTCAATTATAATATTGACAAAGTTGTCTATTAATAGTCTTTTTTGGCTTACTGCACCTTGTGGTCTGCCATTCGGATTCCCGCTTTTGCCTTTTTCAAACATTTGTTTCTTTTTGTTATTTACAACAAAGGTAGCTATTTTATTACATTTTTAGAAAGTTCGTATTCCTTCCTTAAGTAATTAATCTTTTGAGTTAAAACATCTATAAAAGAATTGGTACTAAATCTAATATTCTTAACCTCTGCTAACCTTGTTTCGAATTTACCTTCTATTACTCGGTAAGGCTCGGACATTATTATAGCTTGTTTCTCTTTGTTGCCTTGCGTACCTTCTCCTTCTACAAATAGTCTTGCTTCTTCTATCTTCCTGGTAGTGTAAGCATCAATATAACCTTTGTGAATTTCAGCTTCCATTTCGTTTAAAAGAAATAAATACCCAGCAAGTTTTAAATTAGAGTTTATTAAGTCTTCTATTGCATTAGTCCTATTAGCTTTTATTATCTCGGCTTTGATTTTATCTATCATAAGTTAGCTACTTTTTGCGTGTATAGGTCAATTAAATCCTGATAGTCTAACTTACCCATCTTCTTTACCTGATGCCTTTTGTGTTCAAGAAAATCCATTCCACCTTTACCTATTTCTTTTTCCAGTCTTTTATAATATTCGATATAATTGCCACTTCTTGCAATATTACATCCGTAGCACTGTGGGCGACAATTTTGTTCATCATATCTTAAAGACAATATGCCTCTTGAATAAAAGTGTCCATTTTGTATCTTCTTGTAATGATAGACTTTATCGCAAGTAAAGCATTTAACATTTAAGTCTTCATCTGCATACTTTAGTCTTATGTAAATAGAAAAAATAGTATCTAATTTCTTTTTTAAGATTGTTGTACTCATTTTGTTCTTTTAAATTTAATTAAACTTAATAAGTATAAAGGTATTATAAAAGGTGCTATTAACATAATTACTGCAATACAACATATTATATTAAGCAAACTAAATTCATTTTTAGATTTAAAATAATTTGATTTTTTAATAAAATAATATATTCCGTAAATTGTACTTGCAATCCAATAAATAATTAATTCGCTCATTTTAAAAGAATTTTAGTGTAAAACATTTCAAATACCACCCCCCAAATAATAGAGAATAGGATTATATCAAAATAGCCAAATATAGGCTTGTAAGTTACAATAGCTAAAGAAATAAAAAGTAGCATCAAGGCTTTAAATAAATGCCACCCATCCGTTAAAAACGATAGCATAGTTGAAGATAAAAAGAACTTCTCGCCATTTTCTTTCTCGCCCCAAGACCATTTGTTTCGCCAACTAATATTCCAATCCCAAAATTGACGATTTTTAAAGTTTCCAAATATAGAAACATAATACCTGGTAGATAGAACATCCATTACCGAATTGCAAATAGCTGCTAATATTATAAAGATTATTGTCATAAGTTGTCATTAAAGTTACAAAAGTTCCCATTTTATCCCTTTTAAAGCTCATTATTCGTATAAATACGGCTCAATTTTGAGCTTTATTTGTAGTCAGGACAGGACTCGAACCTGTACAAATCTTAAATGCTTAACTCATATACGATTTAGTTCCTGTGTTAAGGGCTGCGACTACCATTCCGCCACCTGACTATTTATTCCACCATTGCGCCTATTTTTCTTGCTTTGCGCCTATTTTTTCTACCATAAGCCTAAAATTAGATATTATTTTCCATTATTATAGTGGTTGGTCGGAATTTCCGCTTGACCACCTACTTGACTACTATTTGACCACCTATTTTGTTGTAATAATTTTTAGTCAATCTAAAGGCTTACATTTTTTTTGTTTGTCATATTATATCTTTCCAAATGTTTCGTTGTAGTATTGTTCTGCTGTTTCGTATGGCTTATCTCTAAAATGCCACGATTGATTATATGAATTGATGATATGCTCCTTCTCCATTTCTTTGGCTTGTAAAAGAATATCTTTATACATTTTCCTTAATTCTTCTGAATCAAAAGATATTAATCCTAATAATTTTAATTCAATAAATCTTACTGCCGTTTGTTTTTCCATTTTGTTTGTTATTTAAGTTTTACAATCTCAATCAGTTTTTTAATACACTCAAGCTCTGCTTCTTTATAAGTACCATTAAATTTTAAAGGTTCAGTTCC